TTAAAAAAGATATAGATGCAGCAGCATTTGAAAGATGGGCACTTCGTGCCAAGGCTAAGTGGGATTAATGGAACCAGTAACTATAGCTTATATTTTTTTTGGTACATTATGGGTTATGGGAGCTATAACTTATTTATAAAGTATGGCTAAAACCCCTTCTAACGAATACTTTACACCAGTCAAAAAAAGGACTAGTATAGGGTGTTCTTCTAGATCAAAGCCTAAAAATAAACATAAAAGGCGATGTTGGAAGAAATATAATAGACAAGGAAGATAATGCCAACTTATTCTACTACTAAAAGTTTTGATCTAGCTATAAATGACATGATTCAAGAAGCATATGAAAGATGCGGAATTATGGTTCGTGATGGATATGATCTTAGAACAGCAAAAAGATCACTTAATATTTTGTTAGCAGAATGGGCAAACAGAGGTCTTAATTTATGGACTATTCAACAAACTGATAAAGCTTTAACGGCAGATGCTCAATCTGTAACAGGAACAAGTTTATATGGAAGTGCAGCAGCTGATGCTTCAGCTATTATTGATATTACAGATGTAGTTATAAATGATGGTACTTATGATTATGCGGCTACTTCAATAAGTAGAGCTACATATTTTAATATGCCTAATAAAGCTACTTCAGGTAGACCTTCTCAATATTATTTTCAAAGAGAAATTAATCCAACTTTGTATTTATATCCAGCCGTTCCTTCGAGTGGATCTTATACTTTAAAATATTATGCAATGATTAGAATGTTTGATATTGATGCATATACTGAAAATGCACAAATTCCATTTAGATTTATTCCTTGCATGACTGCAGGACTTGCTTATTATTTATCTCAGAAAAAAGCACCTGAAAGAATGCAAGCTTTAAAATTAATTTATGAAGATGAGTGGCGTAGAGCTGCTGATCAAGACGGAGCTAGAACAAGTCTTTATTTAACCCCACAAGCATATTTTCCATCGGTAGGTTAACATGGCTAAATTTGCAACAGGTAAAAATGCTTTAGCTATATCTGATAGAAGTGGACTTCAATTTCCTTACAAAGAAATGGTTAAAGAATGGACAGGATCATTAGTTCATTATACTGAATTTGAAGCTAAACAACCTCAATTACAACCAATTAGAATTGCACCAGATCCTCAAGCTTTACAAAACGCTCGGCCGGCAAGAGTAGAAACTCCTGCAGCTAGATTATTAACGGGTAATCCATTTTTTTCTACAAATGGTTCAGGGACTATTACAGTTATAGAATTTAATCATGGAAGAACAACAGGGGAAACAGTTAGATTTAGAAATTGTCAAGGTGGTTCTGGATTTAGTCAAGCTAAATTAGAATATGCTAGTGGATACACAATTACAGTTCCAGCTGGAGAAACAGACTCTTATACATTTAATGTAACAGGAGAAACATCAGATCAAACAAACGTAAGATTTGGAGGTATGCTTTGCACTTCAGGTCCAGTTACTATAGAAGGATAATATGACAACATACGCAGAATTAGTAGATCAAATTAGAAATTATACAGAAACAGATTCTAATGTTCTAACTACTACTATTGTTAATGATTTTATAGAAAATGCTGAAAATAGAATTTTTAGAGAAGTAGATTTAGATGCATTTAGATCTTATCAAATTGCATCTTTAACTGCTAGTAATGCTTTTGTATCTTTACCAGGAACAGGAATAGCAGATTTTGCTTTAATTAGATCGGTTCAAATTTATGGACAAAGTTTAGGTAATTCTCGTGTAAAATTAGAACAAAAAGATATTTCATTTATGAATGAATATTGGCCAAATAGAACTTCTACAGGGACACCTGTTTATTATGCAAATTGGAAAGCAGGAAACATATATCTTGCGCCAACTCCCGATGTCGCATATAATATAGAAGTAGCTTTAAACAAGCTACCAACAGGATTATCGTCTACAAACACGACAACCTGGGTTAGCGTAAATGCTCCTAGAACGTTGTTGTATGCGTGTCTCTGCGAGGCCTTAAAATTTCTCAAAGGCCCCTACGATCTGTTAGATCGCTATGAAGCAGGTTATGCTAATGCATTACAAGACTTGTCAATAGAACAACAAGGTCGTGGCAGAAGAGATGAATATATGGATGGAGTTTTAAGGACTCCTCTTAAATCGCAACAACCATAAAGGAGATAAAAAATGGCTATAGTACAAGCGGTATGTAATACCTTTAAACAACAGCTGTTGGAAAGCAAACATGATTTTGCAAATGGTGGTGATACTTTTAAAATTGCCTTGTTTACATCAAGCGCAAGTTTAGGTGCATCAACTGCTAACTATTCAACAAGTAATGAAACTACAAACACATCTGGTTCTGCTTACACAGCAGGCGGACAAGCTTTAACTAATCAATCTGTAACAGGAGGTTCAGGAGCATCAACAGCGTATGTCGATTGGTCTACTGATCCTCAATGGACATCAGCTAGTTTTACAGCAAACGGTGCTATGATATATAACACTACTACTGATGGCGGTTCGGGAACAACTGATGCAGTTTGTATTTTAGCTTTTGGTTCTGATTTTACAGCGACCAATGGTACATTTACTGTTCAATTTCCAGCACCAGGTACAAGTACAGCTATACTGAGATTATCGTAGGAGTTTAACATGGCATTGATTATCAATGATCGTGTTAAGGAAACCACGACAACAACAGGAACAGGAACTGTAAACCTTGCTGGAGCAAGTACAGGATTTCAAACTTTTGTTGCTGGTATTGGCACAACTAATACAACATATTATTGTATTGCTGCTCAATCAGGCACAGAATATGAAGTTGGTGTAGGAACAGTAACTGATGCTTCACCTGATACATTATCAAGAACTACAATTCTTGAAAGTACAAATGGTGATGCTGCTGTAGATTTTTCAGCAGGTACGAAAGATGTATTTTGTACATATCCAGCGAAGCGTGCTCCATCTCCTAGCATGGACGCTACGGCATATGTAACCACACATAGTTCTACTCTTAGTGATGATCAAACAATTGACTCAGGTGTTTTAGCGGGTCCTGTAACAGTTACAGGAACTCAAACAATAACAGGTAATTTGGTAATAATATAATGGCTTCAGAAATTAAAGTTAATAAAATTTCTCCTTCGTCAGGAACTGCTTTTCAAATAGGGGATTCAGGTGATACTACAACACTACCTTCGGGTTCTACGGTTACGGCGGCAGGAACTATAAATGTAACAGGAACTATAAATAATACAGGAACTGCTACAGGCTTTGGATCAATTGATTGGCAAACAGGTGATATTAAAACAGGAAATTTTACAGGTGTTGCTGGTAAAGGTTATTTTGTAAATACTGCTGGAGGAGCAGTAACTGCAAACTTACCTGCTAGTCCCTCTGCTGGTGATCAAATGGCTGTTTCTGATTATGGAAATAATACAGGAACAAATACTATAACTATAGGAAGAAATGGTTCTAATATAGAAGGATCAGCAAGTGATTTTAGTCTTTTGGAAGATGGATCGGCAGCAAACTTTATTTACGTTGATGGTACCAAAGGTTGGATTGTTATATCTACATCTGACTCAACAGCCTCAGCTTCTGACTATATTATTGCAAGTGGTGGTACTGAGTCTACTTCAGGAGATGAAAAAATACATGTCTTTACTTCATCAGGAACATTTACAGTTTCAAGCGCTGGTTCATCCGCTGGCTCAAATAGTGTTGCATACCTCGTCATTGCAGGCGGTGGTGGTGGCGGCAACTATAAAGGTGGTGGCGGAGGCGGTGGCTGGCGTTCAAACTACGGACCAGGTACACCTACATTACCAGGCACAGGTCTTTTATCAATAACCGCAGGATCTTTTCCAATTACCGTTGGAGCAGGTGGTGCAGGAGCTGCTGCTGATAGCACTTATCGAAGAGGTACGGCAGGATCTAATTCAATTTTTTCTTCTATAACCTCAGCTGGAGGAGGTGGGGGTGGAACTTATTCACCTGGACCTGGCAACGGTAGTGGTGATGTTGAAAATAATGTAGGAGGTAATGGTGGCAACGGTGGTGGTGGAGGAATATTAGAAAATCCAAAATCAACTGGCACACAACCAGGTAGTGCAGGGACAGGTAATACTCCCCCTGTTTCACCTTCTCAAGGTAATGATGGTGGCTTAGGAACAAGAAGATCAGGTACACCTACAAATGACTATGGAGGCGGCGGTGGCGGTGGCGGTATCGCTGGCGGTGGCTCAAATGGAACTCCAGGTGATAATGGAGCTGGTGGTGCTGGCGGAGCTGGTACACCTAGTTTAATTTCAGGTGTTAATGCAGACCGTGGCGGAG